CGCAGATGAGCAAGCTAATACCTTTTGGCACGAGCTTACCCACGCTATTCTTTATGATATGGGTTGCGCGCTAACGCACAACGAGAAGTTCGTTACTGAGTTTTCCAACCGCCTAGACCAAGCCATCAAGACTGCGAGATTCTGATGACCAAAATCAAATGGAGCTACTCAGGTCTTAAAGACTACGAGGGCTGTGCAAGACGTTTCCACGAAGTCAAGGTACTGAAGAACTACCCGTTCACAGATACAGTCCACACCATATATGGCAAGCAAGTGCATGAGTCGGCTGAGCACTACATCAAAGACGGCACACCTTTACCCCCCGAACATGCCTTTATCCAACCAACCCTTGACGCTTTGAGTAAGAAGGTGGGTAGAAAATTAACCGAGCACGAGATGGCATTAACTGAAGACTTACAGCCTTGTGCTTTTGATTCACCTGACGTATGGGTGCGTGGTATTGCTGACCTACTGATTGTGGATGACGATGGGTTTAAGGCTAGGGTAGTGGACTACAAAACAGGCAACAACAAATACCCTGACCAAGATCAACTAACCCTGATGTCTTTGATGGTGTTTGCCCACTTCCCCCACATACGCCAAGTAAATTCCGCTCTACTGTTTGTTGTTAAGAACACGATGGTTACACAGACGATGACCGTAGAAGAGAAGGATTTTCATTGGCAGCTATACAGGGAGAGGGTAGCAAAACTGGCAGCATCCTACGATAATGACGTTTGGAACCCAACAAGTACACCGCTATGCGGATGGTGTCAAGTAAAGAGTTGCGAATTTAACCCCAAGCACTAAGGACAATCATGACTTACAAAAGAGACTACAAGCAAGAGTACGCAACATACGATGGCACAGAAGCAGTTAAGAAGAAACGTGCACAGCGCAACAAAGCACGACGTATGTTAGAGCGTGAAGGCGTAGTACACAAGGGCGATGGTTTAGATGTAGACCACAAGAAGCCACTAAGCAAGGGCGGTACAACAACTCGCTCTAATCTTAAAGCCGTACCAGCTAGCAAGAACCGCTCATACAAACGAACATCCAAGGGGGCAATCAAGTAATGGGCATATCAGACGAGGATTATGCAAGAGAACTTGAAAAGTTAAAAAAAGAATCCGCAGTTGTACATGCGCAACAACAAACTTTTCAAGCAACAAACATAAACACAGGCGCATCCGCTAAAGCATCTCCGCCCCTAAAGATGAAAAACGATGATTTAGATCGTGAAGCATGCAAGGTTTCTATATCAACGTTGGTTGATATGTGGGTGCTACGTTGGCAGGACAAGTGGGTAACTGAAGACGAGATACGTAATGTCGAAGACTTTTGGCGCATTGCGTTTGTGCGTTTAGAAAACGTTAACAAGATAGAAAAACACACGCTTGGCGATTCATACGACAAGGTGTACAGGATTATTGAATAATGCAGATTATAGAAAATAAAGCGTTGCTGTTTAAGACACGCAACCCTGACAAGTACAGCGTTATACCAAGAAGCAAAGTAGTGAGCGAAGACAACGGCACGTTTGAAGTAGCCGTGTACTGGGGGTTGGACGAAGCTCGTGTGCTCCGCAACCTAGGTGTTAAGAACACACCATCACCTATTGAAGCCAAGTATAGTTGGCCCGGTCGCCATAGACCCTTTGCACATCAAATAGATACGTCGTCTTTCTTGACAATGAACCGCAGAGCGTTTGTGTTTAACGACCCCGGTACTGGCAAGACGTTCTCAGCATTATGGGCGGCTGACTACCTGATGAAGCTAGGGCATGTACGTCGTTGTTTAATTCTGTGTCCGCTATCCATTATGCACGACGCTTGGGTGAGTAGTATTGGTAAGAGTGTTATTCATCGTTCGGTTGTTGCGGCACACCATACCCAAGCATCAAGACGTGTTGAGATGGTACAAGGCGACTACGAGTTTGTTGTGGTGAACTACGACGGCTTAAACCTAATTGCTGAAGAAGTTGTTGCCAACGGCAAGTTTGATTTGGTTATCGTAGACGAAGCTAACGCATACAAAAACCCTAGTACGAAACGCTGGAAGTCACTTAATAAAATTCTTAAACCCGAAACCATGTTGTGGATGATGACGGGCACACCTTCTGCACAATCACCTGTGGACGCCTATGGTTTGGCTAAGCTAGTGAACCCTTCAGGTGTACCGAAATTTGCTACTGCCTGGCGTGACAAGGTAATGAGCAAGCTAACCAAGTTTAAGTGGGTGCCAAAGTCAGGTGCGGCGCAAGCGGTATACGATGCCCTTCAGCCAGCAATACGTTATACAAAAGAAGAGTGTACCGACCTACCCCCTGTACTTACCGAAACACGAGAAATTCCCCTTACACCTCAACAGGTTAAGTACTACCGCCTACTCAAAGATCGCATGGTTATGCAGGCATCGGGTGAAACTATTACTGCGGTTAATGCGGCGGCTGGTGTATCAAAGTTGCTACAAATTTCAGCAGGTGCGGCATATACCGATGACCATGAAGTTGTTGAGTTTGATTGTATGCCCCGTTTGAACGTACTACTTGAGGTGCTAGAAGAAACTAGCCGTAAGGTAATTGTGTTTGCGCCGTTCAGACACAGCATAGAAACTATACAAACTTACTTAATAAAACGTGGTATAGCAAGCGAAGTAATTCATGGGGATGTGACTGTTAATAAACGCACCGACATATTTAAGCGCTTTCAAACTTTGCCTAACCCTCGCATACTGGTGGTGCAACCTCAAGCCGCCTCGCATGGTGTAACCCTAACAGCCGCCGATACTGTGGTGTTCTATGGTCCTGTAATGTCGGTAGAGACGTACTTACAATGTATTGCTCGAGCAGATCGTATTGGTCAGACATCCACCAATGTGACGGTAATACACTTACAAGGTAGTGATATAGAGAAGAAGATGTTTAAGCAGTTAGAGAAACGTGTTGCAGGGCACGACATACTCTTGAACCTATATAAGGAGGAAATTAATTTATAAGGAAAACCCTATGTCGGGGTACTAATTGACTTTACTGATGTATAATATTTTACAAAGGAGCATAAAAATGCCAAACGAAGAGGATGTAATACCGCTAGATAAACTAGCAAGGGTGTATCGCAAGATATACTCAAAAGTTCAAGAGCTGACCAAGGAGTACGAGAGTCAGATCGAAGAACTCAAAGTGAAGCAAGACGAAATTAAGAACGCCATGAAAGATCAAATGTTGGCATTGGGCAGTAGCTCGGTGCGCACAGATGAAGGCACTATTATTTTGTCACAAAAGACACGCTACTACACAGACGATTGGGATTCATTCAAGACGTTTGTCATGGAGCATGATGCACTAGACCTATTCGAAAAGCGTATAGCGCAGAAGAATATGTCTATGTTTTTAGAGGAGAACCCCGGCATGGTGCCAGCCGGTCTCAATTCGATGTCCGAGTATGCAGTAACTGTACGTAAACCAACCAAATAAGGAATGTATTATGGGCGAACTAGCCAACTTTAACACAACACAAGCACCCGCCTTTGCACGCAAAGGGGAATTATCAACATTAGCTAAGAGCCTCGCAGGAGGTGGCGGTGGTGGTAGTGGTGGCAAACGTATCTCTATCAAGGGCGGTGTATTCCGTTTGATGGCTGACGGCAAAGAGATTACCTCTATTGACGATCGTCACCTTGATGTTGTTATCGTTAATGCCGCACCAAAGATCAGCCGTACATACTACGCTGGCACATACGAAGAAGGTAACACTTCAGCACCTAATTGCTGGTCTGCTGACGGCGAAACACCTGATGCGTCTATTGATACACCACAAGCATCAAACTGTGCATCATGCCCAATGAATGTTAAGGGCTCAGGTCAGGGCGAGTCCAAGGCTTGCCGTTTCTCACAACGACTTGCTGTAGTACTAGCCAACGATATTCAAGGCGACGTAATGCAGTTAACCTTAGCGGCTACATCGATCTTTGGTAAAGAAGAAGGCGACAAACGCCCACTACAAGCCTATGCTCGTTATTTAGCGGCACAGAACATTAATCCTGAGACACTTGTAACACGTCTACGTTTTGATACAAAAGCCGCAGTACCCAAGTTGTTTTTCCAACCACTACGTTGGTTAGAGGATGATGAGTATGCAGTAGCAGTAGACAAGGGTGCTTCAACTCCAGCCAAAAATGCCGTAACAATGAGTGTATCTAAAAAAGCTGATGCTCCCTTAGCAATTGAAGGGGCTAAGCCAAAAGCTAAAGCCGAAGAAGCGGAGTCATTTGACGAGCCTGAGAAGCGCAAGCCAGCCGCTAAAGCAAGCGCAGTACCACAGAAGAAAGCCAGTAGCTTAGCCTCTACAGTTGACGAGTGGGATGACGAGTAATTAGTTTTGGGGGGAATGTGGATGGTTTAATAACCCGATGCTTCACGTACATTGCACTAGTACCCCCACCCCCAACTTAACGAGAAGATCATGGCTTATTCAGAAGAAATTAGAAACACCACAAAGAACGCACCCAAAACGCTGGGCAACCAGTTAGGGCGGTGGGCGATCAGCTTAGATTTCCCAGTAATAGAAGTAGCAAAATTTACAGGCGCAACAAGACAAACTGTGTACAACTGGTTCAGCGGAACCGAAGTAACCAACGCATATAAGATGCGTGTGCAGTCCTTG